AGTAGAGAGAAAATTTTTTGTAAATGAAGGTGCTTGAGTCTTCGCTGTTCGTTCGTAAGGTAGCTTTAGTTTTTCAAAAACTTTGGCAATGGACCTTGCAGCCCATATTTGAGTATCTATTCCTGTTTCTTTTTTTATCTCTTGCAGCAACGCTGTTTCTTGTCCAAGTAATTTTTCTTTCGTTTGGTGAGCTTTTTCGATATCTACACGCACGCCTTTAATTTTCATATCTATTAAGCAAGGAAAAAGATCTGTTTCTAATTTAAATATCTCACTAAGATCTTCTGTTTTTATAGTTTCACTTAATAAATTAAAAAGTCTCAAAGCTAACTCAGCGTCTTTTTCTGCATACGCTCCAACATACATAGCTGGAAGTTTATACATCTCTGATTTAGGGTCTACTCCAGCTTTATCGGCTGCAAACTTTAAAGCTGATTCGTCCTTAACTTCTTTTAAATAATCATAAGAAACACTATTTAAAGAATAAGAAAATCTATTTTCATCTATTAAAGAGGCCATAACCATAGTATCAATAATAGGTCCATTAATTGTTACACCATAAGCTCTTAACCAACAAACATCATACATAGCGTTGTGAAATATTTTAGTTGAAGGTAAAGCACAAATCTCTTTAACCCAATTCATAACATTGCGTTCTTCAAAAAAATTACCTTGTTCATGACCGAAAGGAAAATATCCAGACCATCCGTTAACGGCAACCGCTACTCCAACAATAGCGCCATCATTAATCAAAGCACCTGAGCCTCGTTTAGTTAGACCAGGATCTTTTGTTTCTAAGTCTATGGCAATATGTGAGTATCGTCTCAAATCTGGAAAAGATTCAGGACAAACCCATTCTATGGGTGCTTCAAACATTAGTTATGAGGACATCCTTTCTTCCATTTTTTATAACCATCAACCCAGTCTTTACTTGAAGTCTCTGGTGGTTTAATCATTCCCCAAGAATTATTTGGAGGGTAAGTTCTTTCTGCTTCTTCTTTAGTAATACCAGCGTTGCGGTATTCCTCTTCTTCTGTCATAGGTATTAATGGGTAATCTCTTTCCAATATCATATCAATATAATGTTTTGCTTTTTCTAAGTCTTGTCTTTCTCCTTTATGTTTGTGACGGCAGATATATTTAATAGCATTGCCTTCTGCAAAAGGCAAATTGTTCTTGTTTATAAACTCACTGGGTTGGATGGTCATATCCTTGTAGTGAGATCCTCCTATTTGTTTGTCGTATGCACTCATTCTATTATTCCTCCTATGGTGTAGAACTCATCATGTAAAGGTGCCATGAGATAGAGTTTATTTTTAGCTCGGGTTACCGCCACATAAACTAATCTATGTTGCGCATCTGGATTGTTTATAGCTTCCAAATAAGGTTTAAATTGATTCTCTGTTCCATAATCTGGAAAAACTAAAACATTTTCACATTCTCTTCCTTTTGATCCATGCATTGTTGATAATTCTATTCTAGTGTCTTTCATTAAGTCATCTTTTTTTTCTAATAAAGTTTTCATATAGTTTTTAATATCTTCTTCTATGGAAAATTGCTCCCAGCTGCCTGTCACGAGTAGCCCGTGATTGTCTTTTAATTCCTGTAAATTTACGTTCTCCACATGATCTAGTGTCTTGCCACTAGAAAAACCATGTTTAACGTGTCCTGCTGTGGACTTAAGAAACTGTTCATAAACAGCTTTAGCATCTTCGTTACTAACTCTTATTCCGTTATTTAGTTTAACCCAAGTCTGATAAGCTTGTAAAACTTCATTAGGTAAAGCACTATTTACTTTTCCAGTGAATCTTATTCCAAGACCATAAAAAAATTCTCCAATTTCTTCCAGTAATTTATTGGTTTGAGCTAATATCATCCACTTGCCTTCAGAAAAATCTATTTCATCTAAGTACATGTTTTCAAGAACCTCTCCTTCGGAGTCTCGTGCATTCCATTTTTTATCTACTCTATTTTCTTTAGTGATTTGAGATATAACTTCCAATGCTTTTTTATGTACTTTTCTTGGAACTCGGTGTGAGTCTTCTTGAGGATCAAATTTCCCTTGTAAGTTTACAAATATATTAGGCTCTGCACCTTGAAAACCATAGATTGTTTGGTCGTCATCTCCTGCAATGTAGGATCGTTTACACTGATTTTCTATATAAAAAAACATTTCCCATTGTAAAGGATTTAAATCTTGAGCTTCATCAAGAAACACAGCTTCAATATCAGGACACTTTTTTCTTTTAATAAATAATTTAATCATGTCAGAAAACTCTATCATTCCTGTGTGCTCTTTAAAGGTTTTTAAATCCTGTTCTAATTGTATGGTAAAATCAATATCTACGGATTCATGTTTACCTAGTTGTATTGCAGACTCTTGTAAATCAATTTTTTTTGATCTAGCATATTGTATAATCTGCATATGATCATTTTCATAAGTGGGATTACCTGAAGCATCTAGTTTTGTTACAAAAGACATATTAGCGTAAGCTTCATGATTAGGGTAATTTTTAAATACTCTCCATTTTTTATTACTCTTTAATAAATTTTTCTTAGTATCCATGTTACATTCTCGAGTGCCTAAAGAATGCATGGTTGAGACATAAAGAAGGTTGTGGTTTATTCTTTCATCTCTTGCCTCCGTTGCCGCTGCATTACTAAAGGTGATATAAATAATTTTTTGAGGATCTGTTTTTAATTTAGTAATCTCATGTTCTAAATGGTGATTAACCAACCTAAAGGTTTTCCCTGTTCCTGGAGGACCATGAATAATTGTTCGGTTTATTCCCATGGTTCCTTCTCTCGCTTATTAACTCTAGGATTAGGTCTTGTTAATTTAATAGTAGGCATTACTAATAATCTTTCTGTTTTACTTCCTATTTTAGGAGTTTCTTCTGTAACACTAAATAATGTCTCCATTAATCTAATTGTTTTTTGTTTAGGATAAGTTTTATCTGGCCAAGATTTTGTTCTTAACAAAAACTTCCAAAAGTTTTTAAATTTAAAAAAGGTTACTCCTTCTCTATTTGTGTAAGATATTCCTCTTAATACATCCTTCATTTCTTTGCCTGGAGTTTTGTTAATATATTCCGCTAGTATTTCTGTTAATTGAACATCTATTTTAGAAGAAGGTGGGGCAGGAATTGTTTCTAAATTTTTAAAAAGTTTTATTAATAGTTTTCTCCATGAATGTTTTGGAACAGGCATCATAGGTTTACCTATTTGATTCATACAAGCTAATGAGAATTTTTCAGGATCATGTAGTGTTGCATCTTCAACTTCAACACTTTCTCCTCCAATCGATACAAAATAAATAGGTGGGTCTGAATCAAATTTTCTAAGTTCAGTTATCTCTGGTACAGGACCATCATCTCCAACACCAAATTCTCTTGTAACACATTTCTTAGCATTACAAAAACTAACTATAGGTTCATTTTTACATTTATATTGATAATCTTTATTTCCAACTGATGCGATAGTCTTAACCATTTCTTGACTATTACAAGGGGGCTTCATGTATTTTGTATTGTACTCATCCATTTTTTTCTGCCAAATACCTTCATCGTATCTTTTTTTGAGATACACTCCTACGTTATACATACAATCATTTCTCTTACCTTCTCCAACACCTTCTGATAAAAGTGCTTCAAGACAAGGAGGTATTCCTTTAAAATCATCTTCTTTTTCTTCTGCTATTTCTTTTTTTATTTGTAATTTATTAAGCTGGTTTTCTGTTAATGCTTTACTTTCATAGAAAGTAAAAAACTCGGATAAAGTAATACTTTCTCCTTCATCATTAAAGGCATACCTAACTGTTTTTCCATTTCCATGATAAGGTAGATTTAAAAAACTACCTGTATCTCCTCTATCAACTCGTATGTAATCTTGTTTAGGAAATATTTCTGCTTTTGCGTGACCCATTGCAGATGCAATCATTTTTAATTTTTCTCTCATAACAATTGCAGGCACTTTAACTTTAGTAAATATAAAAGAATGTGCACCTCCTGATTTAGATCTAAAAACAACAGAAGGTATTTTCTTTTCTTTTAATTTTTTAATAAATTTTTTATGATCAAATGGATAAGTATCAATGTCTATGCAACCCCATTTACATTTATTTTCTTTATTAATTGCAACAATACCAAGTCCTGGATCACTACCTTTTAAATGTTCCTCCCATAATTTTTTAGTTACAGGATTTGATATAGTAAATGATTTAGTTTTATGCTTACCTTTTTCACTAAACTGATCTGTTTTTACAGTTTGGCCGTAAGCACTATCTAAACCTTCAAATATATTTATAAATTTTTCTAATTCTGTCATATCCACTCTGTTGTAATGGGCGGGTTCAGTCTC